GCCTAATGCTGGGCAGTAATTGCCTGCAACATTGGCACCCAGTGTTTTGAGACTGGCTATTGTGCCTGCGCTGATACCAAGACTGACATTGCTTGTGGCCTGGTTAATAGTGTATAACAAGTTGGCTATGGGTGCTAATGCATTGTAACTGGCAACACTGTTGGCCAATTGGGTATTGGCCGTGATGGCATTGCCTGCGTAAAATCCCACACCTGCTGTGAGTTGTAAGGGTGTTGCTGTTGACTCTGCCATTATGCTGCTCTCACTGTGCTGGAACCTGCCACACGACTGTGACCACAAGTATCACTGTCGCCATCGCGTATCACTGGACTGCCTCCTGCACGTACTGTGCCCGACCCTCCTGCGGTCACTGCTGAACAGTGTATGCCACAACCAGGTTGCCCACAACAAGGGTGCGGTGTGACTGAAATACCAGGTACAACAATAGGACGTCCGTTCACACGTACTGAAGCCACACCTGAAGTGTTAATGCCTCCTGCACCATTTGGATCGCCTTGTCGTTGTACTGCTGGCATGTTATCCCATTAAGATTTTACTACGCACAGGTTTGATGCCTGTTGTGGCTTCCAAATAACTGTCTCCAACGTCTTCACGTACAGGAGCAATCATGGCCACGCTAGATTTATTTACCGTGACTTCTGCCTCAGGATCTGCGGTGAACAAACTGTTCATCAACTGTATGCCTTGCTGTCCAGGCACCACTGCCACAGGCTTGCTCAGCGTGTAAGTACTGCTGTCAAATGCTGTGATTTTTGCCACTATCTCTTCACCATAGCCCATGCGCATGGTGTATGTTTTTCCTACTTCAACGCTCATTCTAATTCCTTTTTAACTATTGCCAACTGATAATTTACCAAGCCCAGTTTGAGCCGGTGATAAAACATGTTTACAAATGCGTCGATGCTTTGTTTGCAACGACCCAAATAGTGCTGATCATCTTCCCACAAGTAATCATCAAACAGCATGACACCACCCGGACGTAACAATCCAAAGCACATTACAGCATCTGCTAATGCATCGTCTGCATTGTGACTGCCGTCCACGTAGATAAAGTCATACTGTCTCTGATCCACAATGAGCTGTGCCAGTGCAGGGAAACTCATGTTGGCCAGCACCTCTACGGTTTGGTCAGGCTTGCGAACTTCTGCAGTATTGGCGCGGAAGATCTGTTCAATACTGCGATCTTCAGGTATTGAATCATAACTGAATGCTGTCACAGGACGGTCAGCAAATGGATCAATACAAGTGATTGTGCCGTTGTCTGCCAACATGTTTTCCAACATCCAGCAAGTGCTGCGACCTTCGTGGCTGCCTATTTCCAATATGCTGTCAACTGTTTTTTGTTTTTGTAAATAGTTGGTGATATAATCAAAATTGACCAGTGCATTGCTGAACCAGTCAGATGTGAACTGTGGCATTACATCAACCTTTGGCGCAGTTCCTGAAATCCGCCCACATACTCTTCATCCAAAAAGATCTGTGGTACGGAACGTGCAGTGGGCACTGACTCCAACAGTTGTTCACGTGTCCAGTCGTGACTGATATTGCGGACTTCGTATTCAATGCCTCGACTTTCCAACAGGCTTTTGGCTTGTTCGCAGAAGGCGCATTGGTCTTTGGACCATACTATGGCTTTCATTTTGTTTTCCTTTTGGGCTCTACTTTAATAATGCATGGTGAATCAATGCGATCTGACATGGCTTTGACACCATCTGCCCAGGCGTGCATTCTCACTGACAACCAGTCTAAAAATTGCACTCTCAGGCAGCGATTCTTTTCTTCAATCCGTTCAAACTTTTGCATCACGTTGCGAATGTTCTGAAAGTCTTCAGAATCTCTTATTGGAGTATTGGGTTTGTACATATTGTTTCCTTTTATAAATCTGGTAATTCGTCGTAGTCAAGTTGATCTGACATCACCCCGATAACGTAATTTGTGCTCTCATTCTCTTGCAAGGCCGTCTGCTTCTTGCTGGTGTCCACGTGTTTCATGAACCAAGGAATGGGTGTGCTACGTGGTGCAGGTTCCTGGTACTTGACGCCAATTTCTTTGAGTGCGCCCACTGCTGTGTAGTCCACAAAGTCTTTGAGAATGTTGGCATTGAGTCCGATCACAGGACCTTTCTGGAACAGGTAGTCAGCCCAGGCTTTTTCTTCACGGATAACATCCAGGTACAACTGGTACACTTCGGCTTCGCATTCAGCCTTGGCTGCGGCAAAGCGCGGATCTTCTTTGACCACTTGATTGATGATCCATGCAGTCCAGTCCTTGTGCAGGATTTCGTCTTGTAGGATCAAACTGATGATGTTGCCGTTGCCAATGAAAATACGGTTCTCTACCATGGCTAAACTTGTGGCAAACGATACCATAAAGCGGAATGCTTCTAGTGCATATGACGCATTCAGTGCCAACCATATGGCCTTGATGTGTGACTGTTCTGGACAATTATTTGGATCGTCATCTGTTTCTTTAATGCAGTTTAATTTGTGTAAATCATCATAGTACCGGCCCACACTTGATGCCATGTCCACGATCTCTTGTGTGTCATGAATGGTGTTGAACACATCCTTGGGCACGTTGTAGATGTTGCGGATGATGTGGCTGTAACTTCTTGAGTGGATGTTGGTTTCAAAGAAACTCCAGTTGTACATCAGTGCTTCCAGTTCGGGTATGCCCACAACAGGAGTAAACACCTGTGCTGGTCCACGACCTTGTAATGAATCCAGTGCTGTTTGTCTTAGCAAGTTGCTGGTAAAGATATGCTTGACAGTGTCACTGGCTTCTTTAAAGTCGTTGGCATCTTTGGTGAGTGAAACTTCTTCCGGAATCCAAAAGAAGCCTCGTGCTTCTTGTTCAAATTTCACAAGTTTGTTGTATTTGACCTCTTCAAAGCGTTGGATTGTGACTGGTCCTGCTGGGTCAAGAAACATCTTGCGATGCAGGTAGTCAGTTTTGGTGGCGAGATTGTATTGTGCTTGGCTCATAATTTGCAACTTTCACAGTCTTCTACATCATCAAAGTCAATCACTTCCAAGGGCGCTTCTTCCTTGGCAGCTTTGGCACCTTGCTTGTTGATTAGACTGTAGTAAAATGTCTTGATACCCCAGTGATGTGCTTGCATTAGGTTTTTAGCAATCAAGGTGGTAGGTACTTTGCGGTCTGCAAAGTGTGCAGGATTGTAGAATGTGTTGGTCGATATTGACTGATCAATATATGCTGCCAATACTGCGGCTGTTTTCAAGTAGCCAACGCAATCTTTCTGTGCCCACATCATTTGATATTTGTTTTTGAGTCTATGGTACTCGGGCACAACTTGTGTAAGGCTACCTGCTTTGCTTTCCTTGACGGAGATAAGGCTCATGGGCATTTCAATGCCGTTGGTGCTGTTGATAACAACTGAACTGGACTCCACAGGCGCCACTGCCATCAGTGTGGCATTGCGCACACCATATGCTCGCATGTTGCCACGCAGGGTGTTCCAATCCAGTGCAGGATCGGGCGTGAAGTCTGTGAGTTCATTCACACCTTTGGCTCTGCGTTCCCAAGGAAACTCGCCTCGACCATAGCGTGTTTTGTCCGAGTCCAGGCAACGACCACGTTCTTTGGCCAGTTCTACTGTGGCTTCAGTCAAGTAGTAGGCTTGATGTTCCATCCACGTCTTGACTTCAGCCAAGGCATCTTTTTCTCCGTACTTGAGACTGCGCTTGGCGTGCCAGTAGGCAAGGTTGGTGATTCCAATGCCCAGGGGCTGGATCTCGTCGTTGGAGAGTTGAGACTGGATGGAGAGAAAGTCTTGATAGTCAAGAATGTTACACAGGCTACGCTGAAGTATACGGCAAGCACGGCGCATGTCTTCTGGATTACGGAACGCACCCCAGTTGATTGAGCCCAGTGTGCAAAGAGCGATACGACCATCACGGTCATCCAGACGTTTAAAGGGTTTAGTAGGAAGAAGTATTTCACAGCAAAGGTTACTCTGGTAAATGGTATGATATTCAGGATCAAATGGGCCTTGACTCATGACATTGTCAATGAACACTAAGTAGATGCGTCCGGTGTCAGTGCGTTCTTTGAGAATGCCTGACTTGAACACTTCTTCTGCAGCCATTGTTTTCTTACGCAGACTGAGATCCTTTTCGTATTTTACATACAGTTCCTCAAACAGTTCTGTGTTGGAATAAAAGGCTTCGTACAGGTCCGGCACCTGGTTGGGATCAAAGAATGTTATGTTCTCTTTGTTCTTGAAACGTCTCCAGAAGAACGCACTCAGCACAACACCATAGTCCATGTGTCTGACTCGAGTTTCTTCTGTGCCTTGATTATTTTTTAGCACAATAAGATCATCAAACTGCAAATGCCATATGGGATAGAACACAGTGGCTGACGCATTGCGAATACCACCTTGGCTGCAACTGCGTAGGTCACCAAACCACTTCTTTAAAAATGGTATCATGCCAGTGTGCATGATCTCACCACCGCGAATGGGACTGCCCAACGGACGTAAGCGTCCAATCTCTAATCCAATGCCAGCACGTTTGCTGGCATACTTGGCCATCATCTCACCGCTGGCAAATATGCTATCGA